ACTTCTGGATATTTTTTCTTTACTGCGTCTGTAATTCTTTTTGCTTGGTCTTTTGTATCTAAATGCAAGTTAGAATTTACACCTTCCCAACCACCACCAGTATAACTATGCGCCATTGGTCGTATGCCTTGTTCTGCCATTCTATCTAAATCTTCTTTGCTATATTCACGTGTTCCACCATACATATCTGTATGCTGTATGAATGTTTCATTATTATCGTTATCCAATTTTCCTAAATAGTCATCAAAGTATTGTTTTGTTTTATCACCTTTAACATTGTCTGGTAGATTTGTTTTTCTTTCTATTTTTCCATCTTTCCATATTATTGCTGTTTTTCCACCATTTTCATTATTTGCTATGTCGATACGTCTATCGTGTGAATAAACTAAACTTGGTGTTTCACCTTTACCTTTGTATTTATCACCTAGCATTTCTTCGTTAAGTTCTTTGATTGACTTGTTATCATTGCTATTTTCATATTTCTTTGTTTCATAATCGTCTAATTCTTTTTCAAAATCATCTAAATCTTTGCCACGTAAACTATCAACGTATGCAATTTCTCCATAACTTGCTCCACGTCCTTCTGTGTCTTGTAAATATTCATCATATCTACTTTGAATACTTTGTAATCTTTGACTTTCGTTGCTTTCTGGGTCATCATAAGGGTCTACTTTATTATTACTTTGTTTTTCTTTTAAATAATCTAACGCTTTTTCTTTTGTGTCAAAAGATTGTGTTTCCCATTTTCCATTTGGACTATATTTTAAATTTTCGTCTTTTGGTTTCCACGCTACATAATATGGTTTTTTTACATCTCTATCGTGTGTTTCTATTTTTCCAACCATATCACCATCTTTATCTACTCTTTCGGTTGTAAAATAATTGTTGCCACCCGTTTTTGTAAACGTATAATCGTTTTGTTTATCATCTATCTTATTATTACTTTGTTTCTTTGCTTTAAAATCCGCTAGTTTCTTTTGTATTTTTTCGTGGCTTAATTCTCGTCTATCTGCTTCACTATATCTAAAATAGTTTTTTTGTTCTCTTGTATTGCCAACTCTTTGTGGCTCATTTTCATTTATTCTGTTTTTTTCTGCTTGGTTTTTATCTTCTCTTGCTTCACTAAATCTATGTGCTTCTGCATAATGCTTTTGTCTTGCATTCAAATATTGTCTTTGTTTTTCTTCTGGACTTTGTTTTGTTTTATAATATCTTTTATTATCTGCTCTATCTAATTTATTTTGTTTGCTATCTAATTTTAATTCGTGTTTGCTTTCTCTTATATCTTCTCTTTTAAATTTCCCACTCTTTGACATTGCTTCGCCAAGACTTTCGCCTTTGCCAATAAATATTCTTCTTCCTCGTATTGTTCTCCATACGCCATCTTTTTCTTTTTCCATTGTTTCTCCTCTCACTTTACTTAATCATAACATATATTTGTCATTTTGTCAATTACTTTTTCTTCAAGTCTTTACGTATCTTTTCTTCTTTATCTGGTTTCATCACGTATTTTGTTCCATCTGCACTTATATTAAAGTCTTTTAATGTGTTTTTGTCCAATCCTAATTTTCTTTCATATTGTTTTCTTATTTCTGGCTTCATTGTTATTTCATTACCATTTTTGCTTTTATTATATTTGCTTTTAAAATCTAAATCTAGGTATTCTACTTCTTCAACGTGATTATTACTTTTCTTTTTCTTTTTATACTCTTTTATTTTATCGTATTTGTCTTTGTTCTTTTCTACTCTTGACATCTTTTTGTTAAGATGATTACGTAATGCTTCACGCTTACTTTCTCCTTCAAATATTGGGACGTGTTCGCCATTTTCTAACGTAAACCAATTAATCGGTTCTTTCATCTTTTTTTTCTCCTTTTTCTTTATTAAATGGGTTCTTTTCATCATCTTTACCATTTATGTCATTAAAACTGCTTTGTCTGTTTAAATCTTTTTCTAGTTGGCTTTGCTCTTGTTCTTCCATCTTGTTTTGTTCTACAAGTGGGTCAAGATTATAAGGCAAGTGTTCAATTATCGTGCTATCGCTTACAAGTCCACGTAATTTTAACCAACTATCAACAACTTCGCTTTCGTTTGCTGGTGTGTTCTTTTGTAATTCTATTTTTACATCTCTAAAATCGTATTTTTTGTTTTTCTTCATATTGATACGATTAAAGATTAATTCCCAACGTCTTTTATATGCCATTATTAATTGATTTACAATGTCAATAGTCATTTGTTCAAGATTAAAGAATTTTCTATCTATTGCACTTGCATTGTCGGCTTTTGTAAAACCTAAATCTGTCATATTAGGAACACCTGTGTTCATTAATACTAAATCAATTAATGTCTTTAATGTATTTTGAAAACTATTATCATTTACTGACTTTTCTATCCAAGCAATGTCGCCTGTGTTATCTGGTGTATAAAATACTTTTGCTTCAAGAAACATTTTATCTTCTGCTTCACGTTTTTCGTTCTTAATTATATCGCCATTTTCTGTTGTTCTAGTCAATGGTTCTTCTGGTGCATAACCTGTGACCTTTAATTTTGCTTGGTCGTTATATTGAAATGTATTTACGCCATTTTGTAATAGTTGTTCGTAATCTTTGATTAAGTCTATAACTGCTTCAAATAATGCTGTTCCTTCTGCTTGTTCAACGCATATTGCTGGTACGTCATTCCAATAAAATTTACCTTTGTCGTTGCCATTTGCGTCAAGATTTTTTGTTTGTTCCCATTTTTTATTTTTACTAGGTATTTTAACATTGACTTTATTTTTAAATACTCTTAAACCAGTTTTATCAATTAATTCAATTACTTCTGTTTCTTTATCATTAATATCTTTTTCTTGATAATATCTAACAAGTCCAACTATATTTGATGGCGTTGAATAATCCCATATAGCAACCGTCTGTAATGGGTCTAGTCTACCATATACAATTTCGTTGTCTTGATTTTCGTATATATACTCATAACACGCACTAAATGTTAATATATCTTTTACTAACGTATAATGTTCGTTGTTATCATCATTGTAATTTGTTATATAGTCAATTAAGACTTCCATTTCTTTTTGATATTTATTTTCGCCTATTATTTTATTAAGTAATTGTTTTATTATGCCTTGTTTTTCTGTATCGCTTGTATTTTCTACAATGTATTTTGGTGCTTTTCCACCAAGATAGCCACTTGATACGTTTATGATGTATCTTTCAAGTGGAACTACACCATTTTTCTTATCTGCATTTTGATAAATTAAATCGCTATTCTTTGCTTTTCTTTTGTATCGTAAATATAATTCTTTTCGCTTGTTTAACTCTGGTGTAATCATATCTACTAACTTTTGCATATCTTCGCTTTTTAATTCTTCAACATTGCTGATTTGTATCATACCAACTTAATCCTCCTTTTTTTATTTATTATAAACTTAAAGTCGCCTTTTGCAACTTGTTTACCCATTTTTACGCTTTCGCATTTGCCTTTTCTTTGCATATTAATATAAAACTTGTAATGTTCTTCATTTGTAAAGTTAAGTCCTATTGTGTTTACAATTAATGGAACGGTGTTGTCTGTTGAACAATCATCTATTATGATTAATTCCTCTTTTGTTTCGTCTATTTGTTCTAATATGCTTTTCAAAAGACGTTCTATGTATTTTTGACTATTGTTTGTATAAAGTATGTATGACGTTTTCATTTACCCTCCAATTCTATTATAACATAATTTTATATTATTGTGTTAAAACCAAAATTAATTGTGTTAGACTTCATATCTTGTTCACGACTATATCTTGTTGCGTCTATGCTGTGATTATTTTTATCTGGGTATCGTGATATAAAGTTTCCGTCTTTATCTCTATCGTATTCATACGTTGTAAATTCTCTTGCTGTGTTTGGACATCTAATAGGGTCTATTATAATTTTATCTAATTTTTGCAACCATTTAACACCAAATTCAACACTATCTGGTCCTTTTTTTGCACTTAATACTTGCATTTGTCCTAATGCGTTTAATTCTGCTATTGATTTTGGCTCGGCACTATCTGCTGTTATTTGACTATGACTTATTTTTTTCTCAATTATTTTTTCCCATAACTTGCGATTTGATAAACCAACTTCGTATATCTCATTAAAGATGTATAAAATGCGTCTAGTCTTGTCAAAGTGATTTTGTGTATATACGCTTGGGTCTACTGCAAAACCAAAGTCTATGCCGTCTTTAATCTTGTCATAACGTGATAATTCTTCGTTAGTTATCTCTTTTAGTTCTACATTATCAAAGACAATGCCACCTGTTCCTGTTATTTCGCCTAAATATTCGTTTGCGTATTCTTTTGGTTTTGTTGCTTTTAAATGCTCTGCTTCAATAAAAAATTGTTCGCCTAACCATTCTTTTGGTACGTCAAGATAAGTTGATTTATGAACGTATCTGTCATTACGATTAATTAATACTTCTTGATTTACCCAATTTGATATTGACTTTGGTGGGTTGTATGAATAATATACATCAAATTTGTCGCCACCACGCAATAATGATTGATTAATGCTTCGTGTTTCTTCTGCTGTAAATTCTGTCCATTCTTCGTACCAATTATATCTTGAATAACCTTTTACAAATTTAATTGACTTTAATTTAATAGGGTCATCACTTGACCTTAATACTATTTTATTTCCATAAGGAATATAAGTTAATTCTAATGGCGATTTTTTTATTTGCCAATATGCACTTACACCTAACATTTGAATTGCCCATATTAATTGATTAAATACAGAACTTTCAAGCGTGTTTCCTATTTTACGTAAAACAACTGCATTTGCGTTTTCATCTTTCATCATATTTAATATAATTTCTATACTAATAAATGATGATTTTGTGCTACCACGTCCACCACTAAATACATAATGCGTGTATTTGTGTTCTTTAATCATTTTGTGAACATCATAAAAAGAAGGTGCGATTAATTGTCTTAAACTAATCATAACACCTCTCCTTTCTACACATCATCTTTTATTATAGGTACGTTTTCAACTTGTACTTTTTGTTGAATAATTTGACCTGTTGTATCTCTAATTACTTCAAACGCTTTTGTATCACCTGTTTTTGCTTTTTTAAATAATGCTAAACATATCTGTTCTTGACCTGTAATACCTTTATTATCTTTTAATTCAAGTAATGCTTGTAATGTATCTTTAAGCAATTTCTTTTCACGTCTTGCTTCGCCACTTGCTTTTCCACCCATTGTTGCTATTCGCTTTTGTTCTTCTTTTGTTCTAGTGTTTAATGGTTTTAAGTCTTTTTGTGCCATAATATCACCTCAATATAACATAAATCAAAATAGGAATATTTAATAATAAACCAATATAACTTCCTAATTTTCTTTTAGATATACATTCCCACGTTTGAATAATTAATGCTATTGCTAATAAAACAATAGAATAATATTTTAATATAGTCATATTATCACCTCACTATCATAATACAATAAATATAAAAAAAAAGCAACTTAATGCTCTTTTAAATATTTATAAGCAACATATAGCAAAAAACATTTTTGTTCATAATTTAATGATTTATTTGTTTTAGTATTTTTTAAACTATCTATGAAGTTTACTAAATTATTAGTCTTTTCTTCGCCAAATTCTTTTAACACATTGTTAATTGCTATATCATAATTATCTTTATTCGCCATAATAATTTCCTAACATTTGCATAATAAAATAGTAATGCCAATTATTAATAATTCAAATAATAAAAATGCTAAAATAATTTTAATTGATTGTTTCTTTCTGCTTGACATCTGTTCCTCCATATCTCTTAATCTATAATCAATACAATCTATTGCGTTCAATATATCGTTAAATGTGTCTGCTGTTATTGGTGTTTTATTATTTTCAAATTTAATTTTTTGCATTTGTTTTCCTTTTCTTCTTTATTTGTTGTTCCATCTTTTTTTATTATTCTTATCTTGTATTCATCTAACATCTTTTCATAAATACTTAATAGACTTTCTATTTCACTCATTTATTATCACCTCTTAATATATTTAATAACTTATCTAAATAATTAAAAAACTTTTTATTATCATTTACCATTTCATAATTAGACCACTCTATATATTCTATTGCTTTTTCATTTCTTGTCTTATAATCCATTTCATTCCATCCTGCTTTATCTACTACTTTATCATTATGAATAGCATTTTCTTTTAATCTTTCATTTTCTTGTTGTAATTCATCAATTAATTTTAAATCTTCTTGATTTATTCTTTTTTCTTCTTCAAAGTCTTGTTCTAACTCTGCTATATAATCAATTATTCGTTGTATTGCTTCATAATATTTTAAATCTTTATCTCCTGCTAATTCATACATCATTAATATTTCTTTTTGGACTTTATCACTCATTATTTATCACCATTTACAACCAAACAAAATACTATAATCGCTATTAATAAAATTATTGTTATTATACTTACTACTATTTCCATTATTGCTCCTTTGTTTCAAATTTAATTGATTTAAAATCATCTTGCCATTCTATTTCTGTAATGTTTGTTTGTATATCTCCAAAACTGGCTAGACTATCTACTAATCTTTTTATTAATTCGCTTGTTTTCATTTTTTCACCTCATCTTTCAAATACTCTGGTAGTTTATACATTGTATATAATTGTCTGCTATTCTTACTATAAATAAATACATAATCACGATATAATCTTATTTGACAATTAAAATGCTTTTTAGACCTCAAATATCGCTTTATACGTTCGTTTTTTATATCGCTAATATATTTACCGTGTTTTAATGCTAATCTAAAAATTTGGCGTCTTTCTTGCGTATCTAATGATGTCCTTTGTTTAATCCTCTCTTTCGCGTGTTTCGATATTTTCATTTTTCATCTCTTTTACTAATTCATACAACGCTTCTAATTCACTAATCGCCCATTCTATATCTTGACAATGGTTAATCAACGATATTTCGCAATTATCAAAATACGTGTCTTTGTTTTGCTTGTATCTCGTGTATGTATAATCATCTTCAACATATTCTTTTAATCTTTTTAAATGGTCTATCATAATATCACCTCTTAATTTAATTATATCACTATAAAAAGAAAAAGACAACTATTTTTTGCTATCTAATTCGCTTTCTAGTCGTCTTATTTCTTTCTTAATATCTTTAATCGTATCTTCATCTGTTTCGTATTCTAATTGTGTGTATAAGTCGTTTAAATGTTGTATCATATTATTCTCCTATCAACTTTAATAATCTATTAATATGTAATTTTTGTTCCTTGATATTATTTAATCTACGTAAATCTTCTATTTGCCATTCATTGCTTCTTGCAAACATAAAACAATTACTATCTTTACATTTTGTTCTATATTTACTTCTTATTTCTTTATGCTCTAATTCTAATTCTTGTAAATACTTTTCTAATTGTTCTTTCATAATTCCACCTCTTTCTTTAAGTTTACGTCTTAATTATATCATTATTTTGTCAATTTGTCAAGTATTATTTAATAAAAAAACGCAATTTCTTGCGTTTTAGAATTAAACCTAGCATATAGCATAACCTATATACTATTTGTTAGTCATAATTAAACATCAAACTTACAACTAACAATATTATTATATCATTTATTCATCTTTTGTCAATATTAATATTCCCAATTTTTTATAAAACAAGCCAACTTTCTTTGTATCTCTTTATATTCTTTTTCTGTTATTAATTGTAATTTTGCGTATTCATCAGGGTATTGTTGC